GCTCTCTCTCACGCGTTACTACGGATGAGAAGACTTGGTTTGGCGCCCCCTTGAGATACAAGGTGGGTCAGAGGCCATTCCGGACGATCTGTCGATCTGAAGATCTTGTAGATAATATACCGTTTCTGCGATCTTCATTTCGTAACGAATTCGGACCAGGCGGGCTACTTTTTGTAACCTGCGCGGACGAGAACGAACACGAAGTGATCGAAGATCCTATGTTTGGATTAGATGAGGCTTTGCCTCAGCAAATCCTACAGCTCTGTATAGAGGAAGCCGTCGAGAGAGGCTATACCCCGGGACCTCCCTGGTGGGGTCCTCGGAATTCCTATATACAGATGCCGATTCCAACTAAGGTAATATTTCAGCCGGAATCGGGTAATAAGGTACGAGCTCTCAGCGAGACTCCGGCTTGTGTAACTATTATGCTACAGCCGTTCGCACATTGGTTAACTGCCTTTGTGCGCAGGTACCCTATCCTCAGATCTGCTTTTACCCGCTCTTATAAAGGGTGGGATTTAGCAGTCCTTTTGACAAGGCGAAAGGACAACCACGTGGAACCCGGCTCAGGTTTCTCCGTGATTGATCTTGTGGGTTCTACAAACGGGTTCCATTGGAACCTCGTGAGAAGAATCCTCTCTCAGATCGTATTCCGGTTTTCCCGGAACGTTTATGAGACCTTTTACTTCACGCAGTGTATAAACCTGCTATGCGCGCCAAGGCGCATGGAAGTAAGGAGAGACCATCGTGACGTCATGCATCGGATCATTATGACCGAGCGTGGCATACACATGGGGGACCCGGGTAGTAAGGAGATATTGTGCACTATCCAGGCCCTTATTGAACTCATGGTCTATAACGATGTCGAAAAACTCCCGCCATCCCTTGTGGCTGGAGACGACCACGGTGCAGTCCGCACCAAGGCGCGGCATGATAGGCTCGTTGCTATGCATATAGCGTATGGCAACGAGATACAGGAAACAAAAGCTCAGTTTTCGTACAACTTTTGTTTCTTTACTGAGGAGCTATTGGTATATATACCAGAGGCCATCGGGCTAGGTAAGGCCCCATGGGAGCTCAAAGATGACGAAGATCATCTCCAAATTCATCGTGATATACTCAAGATGAGGCTTCTCAGCCCCTATTCGAGCACTGGATCTTTTGATATTCAAAAGAATCCAGCCTTCGGAAAGGGCTCGACCCTTCACAGCCATTTGCTGTATCACAAGAACGAATGTCGGAAGAAATTCTTCCTCCATACTTTTAATAATTGGATGGCGTCGTTCTTAGGTCAGGACCCGCTGGTTTATCTCCCGCGCGTGGTAGGGGGCTGTAATGTTCCCTACCCCGGCACGTGGGATGAATTGGCGGAGAGAGTGTTAGCGGAATGTCATCCCGCCCTCTCCAAGATATATCAGACTATGTCTGAAAGTGACGAAGAAAACGTCACGCTTCATGTCCTAGTACGGGCTATGTCTACTGGCAATAGCTCGCGGGGAATCGTAGATCCTACGACGACCTTCGCTGCAACCCAATATATGGCTTTAGCGAAAAATCAGTTCGGAGATCAGTTAAAGACTACTGAACAACTCCTGGCTGAGATCCAGTCAACGAAATCGTATCAGTGCTCGTATCATGATGCGATTGCGTATGCGAAACGCCTCGGAATGATGTCCACTGGAGACATTCTCGAGAACATTGACAGGATGACCGCCATGCGCATCACTTTTGCTTGCGCGGCTGGGTTGATCCCGGTGGAAGAGATACTTGCTGTGAGACGGGACAGGGTTCCGACTCCCAGTGAGGTTCTCGATGAGTTCTTAACCCAAGAACTCCCTCATGTACAAAACTTGTACCGCTTCGACCCGAGCGTTGTCAAAGCGACCCCTGAGTCACTTTCAGCACTCGAAACTTGGATTCGCAAAGGAGCTCCAAATTTTGTTCCGAAAATGAGAGGTGAATGGGTCCCAGGCATAGCTGTCATGGACTCAATGGTTGGAATGTCAATTCCATTTTCTCATCCTCAAAGTAGGAAAAGAAAGATCCCTGGATCGATTGACGATGAAAACATCGATATCTATCCGGGTTACGCTGCTACGGTCATCAGCCGTAAGCGTCATCGAATTAGTTAACTAAAACGATTGCACTATGTGCAGAATTCTAACATTGTTAGTTTTCAAATAGTTACCAGGTACTTCTAGGAGCGGACTCGGCCCCGG